TGGAACGAATCATTGAGCGTTGGCTTCCTGTCGAAGATTTCGACAAGACTGTTATTGATTCTGGTTGGGAGATTATCTGCATCGAAGATGGTATGCTACTCCTTATCAAGGAGTGTGTATGAAGCGAGTCCTTTTGATTGGTGTTATTGCTTGTTTTGCTTTTCTATCTAGCTGTACAGATAATCAAGTTGCCATGCATTATGGCGGTGAGATGAAGATCGATCTTCCGGCAGGAGAAGTACTCGAAAATGCGACCTGGAAAGCCAATAAAGCATCAGCGAGTCTCTGGTATCTGACTCGAAAGCGTGAACCTGGTGAGACACCCAAGACACATATCTTTCGTGAGAAGTCAGATTTTGGTATGATGCAGGGATCTGTTATTTTCGTAGAGCATTAGAGGTTTGTGTGGGAGTTACTCGAGTGGTCTCAGAGGACGGTCTGTGAAACCGTACACATGGGTTCGAATCCCATACTTCCAACCAATGAACAAAATTTATGGCAGAATACAAAACATATACTTGTGACGTTTGTGGAAAACAGGGAGCTATTCATCTCGAGATTCCTTCCGTGGATTCTATGAAAGACCCAGCTGATGGTAGAACAATTTACATTAATGGTGCATTTGATTTGTGTACTGACCATATTGGTCGTATCATTTCTGTCACATTTGACGAAGTATCGACAACTTTAATACAACGAAGAGCAATTTGGAAGAGGTTGAGACGACGATGAAATACTTATTTTGCGATACAGAAACATCAGGAATCGATCCATCTAAACATGGTGTTATCCAGATTGCTGGAATTGTAGATATCGACGGCGAGATTCAAGAAACATTCGACATTAAGATTCAACCATTCAAGAATCAATTAATCTCAAAAGAGTCCATGGAAATTAATGGAGTTTCTATTGAAGACCTCAAAGGATATAACAAACCACAGGAAGGACATGCAAAATTTACAGAAATTCTTTCTAAGTATGTTTCGAAATTCGACAAGACTGATAAATTCTTTTTGGTTGGATACAATTCTACTTTCGATGATACTTTCTTACGGCAATTTTTTATTAATTGTGGGGACAATTATTATGGCTCGTGGATCTGGTGGCCGACTATTGACGTGGCTCCATTTGCCGTAGAATTCTTGAAAGAAGAGAGAGCGAAGTTCTCTAATTTCAAATTAGCAACTGTAGCAAAAGCTTTTGGAATTGAAGTAGATGAGAGTAGGTTGCATGAAGCTTTGTATGATTCGATCCTAACAAGATCGATCTATCGTAAAATTGTTTTGGGAATTGATTAAATAGGAGATATATTATGATTCGATTTGATATGGACGGCAAGAATATGGCTATTGACTTCACCTATGACATGGCGAGTGGTTCACGGATCACTATTGCTAAGATCTTGGATGAGAATAATGTGCAATATCTAGGATTTGCAACACAGGATACACGTGATCGAGATGTGAAGGAGACTGGTCGAAAGATTGCTCTCCGTCGTCTAATGCAGAATAACAAGATGTCTCGGCGAGAGCGAACTATTGTTTGGACTGCTTATCATAATCGTGGCGCACAACGCCAGATGCAAGCAGCCACTTAGTATAAATAAAAACATTGGAGGGATAGATGTTGTCTGTACTAGTTCTAAATTCTCAATATTTGCCAATACAAACTACTTCTGTAAAGAAAGCGATCAAGCTTATCTATCGTGGTGTGGCTGTCGCAGAGAAGTATTCTGAACAAGTATGGAAATCTATCTCTTCAGAATTTATTCTTCCATCCGTAATTCGTCTAATTAACTTTCACAAATTACCAACAAGGAATAATAAATTATCGAAGAAGAATATCTTGATTCGTGATAAGAACACTTGTCAGTATTGCAAAGAAAAATTCTCTGAGCGAATACTGACTATTGATCACATCATACCAAAATCTAGAGGCGGTTCTTCTAAGTGGGATAATCTAGTTGCTGCATGCAAAAGATGCAATGCATTCAAAGCTGATCGAACACCAGAAGAAGCTGGGATGAAATTGGCAGTGAAACCAACTAAGTTGAGCATCTATACACATACTACTATCTTGCGCAACAAGAGTGAGATCTATCCTGATTGGTCGGAATTTTTGTATAATTGAGGAATTATGGAAACGGAAAATATTTTCAAAATTGCATTGTCGATCGCTCTAGTTATCGTCTTATTTATTTTTTTGAATTCGGCCTTGGCAACAGGAAAGCCGGAATCGTATTATATGACTACCTCTTCTGGTTTTGTAACAATATATTGTGTGTATGCCGACATTAATTGGAGAACAGATTATCCAATTTATTGTTCAGAAGATGTCACCAAGGTTCTTATGTTGACTACAGCCTTGAATGCTCAGATTCGGAATAAGGTATCTGAGCATCCTTAGTGAGTGTCCGAGTTCAATATTATGATTTTCTTATCGTGTTATTCTTGATAAATGATGCTTAAAATGCGTGATGTGAATGCCTAGCGTAAACTAGGCATTCACTATTTTAGGATTTGATTTTGCTTTACTTGAAGATCTCGATAAGATCACCAGCAACGTTCAAGACGTTTTGATATCCACTGGAATGTCCTTCCTGCCAGGCATAAGAAGCAACCTTGCTGGCATACTGTACTGGAACACCCATTCTGATCAGGTAGTCAGTGAAATCTTGGTGAAAGTTGTTAACAGGTAGAGTGTTCAGAACCTCTGGATTTTTGCGGTTCAACCAACGTTGGTCCTGAATCCAAGCATAATAGTTCCTCTGAACGTCAGTTTCGAAATCACCAGTCATCTTCATACATTCAGTATACCTCGAATCTTCTAGAAAACCAAATTTTTTAGAAAGAATATCTCCTTTAGTTTCAACAACTTGCACTAAACTACTGAAAACAAAGGAGATATTCTTTTTCGACCTCCAGACGATCCGATTCTTCTCTGAGGGATATTGTACCTCAAACCGATTCCGATTCGTCTGGACCCGCTGGAGGATCATGGAGGGAACTCAGAATCGGATCCGATTCTGGAGATTCGACGATTCCAAAAAAATATTCCCTGTGTTTTGTTATAGATACGATCGACTGTTGAAAACAAAGGAGATATTCTTTCGAAAATATTTGCTTCGAATTCCGTTATACGCTATAATGGTTCTAGTATGACTCTCGAACAATTGAAAGAAAAGTTTCCTGACGCAAATTTAGAGACCTGGCACCAGCACCCGAATGGAGGAGGCTGGGTCCAGAATACTGCTTCGGTAGTTGAGACTGCTTATGTCGGACCAGAAGCTCTGGTCTATGGGATGTCTCAGGTCTCTGGAAACGCTCGGGTCTCTGGGAACGCTCATGTTTTTGGGAGGGCTCAGGTCTTTGAGGAATCTTGGGTCTATGGAAACACTCGGGTTTTTGGGTCTGCACAGGTCTTTGGGGAAGCTCATGTCTTCGGAGACGCATGGGTCTTTGGGAACGCTCGAATCTTTGGAATCGCTCTGGTCTTCGGGGAAGCAGAGGTCTTCGGGAGTGCTTGGATTTCTGGGGAGAAATAATTTTTCAGAATTCCTTGACAACTGATTCTAGAAAAGGTATACTGGTTCTATATGACGAAGAAGAAACAAAATGTGATTACATTAAAAGATGTGATTGATTTTATTTGGAAAGCTGGAGATCCCGAACTTCGACTTATTCGTTCGAATATTGAACGTGTCACTAAAATCGACTGTAAGGTTGCTAAAGAGAATATTTCTGTTGGAGATGTTGTTTCTTTTCGTAGTGTGAAAGCCAATTCCAAGCCATTCGTCTATCGTGGTTTAGTTGTTGCAAAAAAGAGCAAGCGTGCTCACATCGAAGTGATCGACTGCGACAACAAGTATAATTTGCCGCAAAATTATCCTGTCGGTTCTAAAATTTCAGTTCCTTTCGAAGATTTAACGAAAATTAATCTTCCGAAGTACTTGACAAATTCGGAATTCTAAGGTATACTGGTTAAGTAGAGAAAATTCTCAAAAAGGAAAATTATAAATTATGGCTCGTGTTAAGGTTTCTCGTGAATTGGCCCTGAAGGGTTTCGTGATGTCTCTGAAAGAGACTTTTGGTGGTGGAGGCAATAATATTTTCATTCGTGAAAATGTAGATGCCATTGCAAAGAAGACTGGTCAATTAGGTTTCATTACCTTTGCCACAGTATATGGTAAGTTGACTCGTGTTCGGCAGGGTGTGTATACCATTCCCGACTCCTGGATGAATGGTGAATCTCCTTGGGATGGTATCACAGAAGTGATTCCTGTTGCTAAGGTTGAGAAGACCAAGAAGGTTGCTGCTGACGGTGATGTTGCCCCGAAGGCGAAGCGTGCCAAGAAGACAGTCGAACCTGAGGTTGTTGAAGTCGCAGAAACGATCACCACTACAGTTAAGAAGAATATCGAAAAGAACAATAAGAAGGCGTTGACGAAGAAGGAACTTTTCGAGAAGGCGAAGGCCGAGATCGCAAAGAAGAAGGCGAAGACGGCTGATGCGACTGAGACTTCTGAATAACTGAATCAATATCTATCCTGGGGTGCTTCGGCACCCCATTTGACGTTTCATGATTAATATATTATAATAATATGTATGAACTAGAAGAGTTGAGAAAGATCGAAAGCTTATTATTCGATTTTCTGAATCGTGAAGGTCGTCCAAATGAAGAGCTAATTCATGATGCTCTAGATAGAATTGCAATTCTGATCTCAGATAAAGAAGCTAACCAAAGAATCAATGATCGTTACGATTGGATTTGGTGATATAAGTAATCTCAAAGGTAAAATATATGATCCTATTGGATTTAAATCAAATCGTTATTTCTAACATAATGCAGCAGATTAACATATCGAAGAACGATACTGTTGAGGAAGACTTTCTTCGCCACATGATCCTCAATTCAATTCGTTCTGTTAAGTCCAAGTTTGGTGAAGATTATGGTGAGTTGGTAATTTGTTCTGATTCGTTTAATTATTGGCGAAAGACACTCTTTCCTTATTATAAGGCTAATAGAAAGAAATCCAGAGACGCTTCAATCTTTGATTGGAATGCTATATTCAAGAACATCAACAAAATCAAAAACGAGATTCGTGAGAATTTCCCTTATCGATATATTGAAATACCAACATGTGAAGCTGATGATGTTATTGCAATTCTAACTAAGAAGTATTCTTCATTTGAGAAGGTTCTTATTATTTCTGGAGATAAGGATTTCGTTCAATTACAGAAATATCCCAACGTCTCACAATATTCAACTATCATGAAGTCTTGGATTAAAGAAGAACATCCAAAGATATATCTTCTTGAGAAAGTGTTGAATGGAGATTCTGGAGACGGTATTCCGAATTTCCTTTCAGACGATGATACATTTGTAACTGAAGGTAAGAGGCAGAAGAGACTAACTAAGAAGAAGATCGACTTAATTCTTTCTTCCTTCAAACCAGAGTCTGTGATGACTTCAACAGAATTGTCTGGATACATGCGCAATAAGTATCTAATAGATTTCGATTTTATTCCTGATGACCTTCAGGAAGTGATTCTAAAAGAATACGATAAACCACTTGAAAATACTTCAACACAAGTTTATCGTTATCTCATGAAAAACGGATTAAAAAATCTATTAAATAATATTGGAGATTTTTAAAATGTACCAGAAACCAATTCCAGAAGTACTAAGACTTGCAAATGAGATCGAAGATCCTGAGGAACGTGCGAAATTCCTCAGGATCCATATGCGTGAACCGCTATTCAAAGTGCTTGCATGTTTCCATAACGACACTATTGAGTTTGATAAGTTTAAAGATGTGGTTTATGCCACAAAACACAACAAAGCTGGTATCTCAGACTCTACATTAGATCACGAGATGAAAAGAATTTATATCTTCACAAAAGATAATGCTCTTACAACTGAGAGAAAGAGGCAGAAATTAATTCAAATTCTTGAGAGTATGTATGCTGAAGAATCGGATTTGGTATACAATCATCTAATCCAGAAGAAGAATCCATACAAGAATCTAAACAAGAATTTTATTAAGAAGTACTTCCCACAAGTTCTTACATATTCTCTAGATAGAAAGTAATTTACTTATAGTGAATTCAGTAGTATAATATAATAAGGTGATATAATATGACAACCAAAACAAAGACACAACTAACACTAGATCCATTTACTCTCAGAGTTCTTGCAAACTTCGCATCGATTAATAATGGTCTAGTGGTTTCTGCTGGTAATGAGATTCGTACCATGACTGAAGGTAAGACAGTCTTGGCCGAAGCAACTCTTCCAGATACATTTCCTGTAGATTTTGCTATTTATGATCTTCGACAGATGCTGAATTTTATCTCTAGTCTGTTCGATAAACCGACTATGAATTTCTCTTCTAAGTATGTTGAGATCTCAAGTGGTAGTGATCTTACTAAGATTTTCTATTGTAATTCTGATCTGATTTCTTCTCCTTCTAAGCGAATCACAATGCCTTCAGAAGACATCACTTTTCAGATTTCAGAAGATAATTTGAAGAAGATCACTAAGTCTGCGTCTATTCTTGGAGTAGACGATCTCAAGATCTATTCTAGTGACGATAATATTCACATTGAAGTTCTAGACAAGACTAACTCTTCTACTAATACATGGGAGACTAAGACTTCTGGTGATTTCAATTCAGAGTTTACTGTATATATGAAGATCTCAAATCTGAAGTTGTTGGAAGGCGATTATCAAATCTCTATTTCTAACAAGGGTCTGTCTTGCTTCAAGCATCTGACTAATGATGTACGCTATTACATTGCTGCGGAAGCTGATTCGAAGTTCTAGTTTGATTTGTTGATTATTGCGGACGGTATATTTGTAGTGTACCGTCCATATTCATTTATGAGGATATTATGAAAAATACATTATGGACCGAACTTTACAGACCACAGACTATCGATGATTGTGTTCTTACAGAAGATGTTAAGAAAGCTTTCAAAAACTTTGTAAAAAACAAAGATATTCCCAATATGTTATTGACTGGTAAACCAGGAATGGGAAAGACTACAATTGCAAAAGCAACTTGTAATGAACTTGGTTGTGACGTTATGGTTATCAATGCTTCTTCTGATGGGAATATTGATACATTGAGGAATAAGATTCAAGTATTCGCTTCTTCTATTTCGCTCTCTGGTGGACAGAAGATTGTGATTCTTGATGAGGCAGATTATATGTCTTCTGCAGTTCAACCTGCACTTAGAAACTTCATGGAAGAATTCTCTAAGAATTGCCGATTCATTCTTACTTGCAATTATAAGAAGAAGATCATTGAACCACTTATTTCAAGGTTAACTGTATTTGAATTTACTATTCCTTCTACTCAGAAGACTAAATTGGCATCTCTAATGATGAAGCGGATTCAGGGGATTCTTGAGAAAGAATCTGTTGAATATGATAAGAAAGTCTTGGCTGAGATTATCATGAAGTTCTTTCCAGATTTTCGTAAGACTATCTCTGAGATTCAGAGATATTATATCTCAAATGGAAAGATCGATCTTGGGGCATTATCGTCTATTCAAGATGTGTCAATTCGTGAGCTGATTAAATCTCTTCGTGAAAAGGATTTTAGTGGCATGAGGAAGTGGGTGAATGAGAATTTAGATTCAGATCCCAGTTCTATTGTTCGTTTGGTTTTCGATAATCTTGAGAATCATCTAGAACCATCATCTATTCCAACTGCTATTGTAATTCTTGCGGATTATTCTTATAAGTCTGCGTTCGTTGCAGATCAAGAAATTAACATTACTGCTATGTTTGTTAATATTATGGCAGAATGCTTATTTAAGAAGGTATAAAATGCCGAAATTAGGAGACATTCTTAATTCTATCAATATAACTAAAGATTCAGATCTGATCGATGATTATAATGTCACTGATTATGTGCCATTCCTCATTAATAGAGGAATGTCTTTCTATCCTGAAACAATATTACATGCTAATTTCCTGAATTCTAATGCTCAATTAGATAGAATTCTACAATATAAATATTATTTGTCTGCGGTCAAAAAGAAGAAACGATTCTCTAAATGGTTAAAAAATTCTAAACCATCAGAGGATATCCTGATTATATCGAAATATTACAATATATCCGTTAATAAAGCCAAAGAAATATCTGATATGATTACTTCCGAAGATCTAGACAATATGCGAAAATATTTAGATATTGGTGGATCCAAAGGATCTTCTAAAAAAGGAAATATTAATGAATGACAGAATTACTAATTTGGTTGACACATTCATAGAAGTAGAATTAGATAATCAGGAAGCATTTCTTCTTTGTAAAGAGACACTTACTAGGATTGGAATTTCTTCAAATAAAGACAAGAAGTTATATCAATCATGTCATATCTTACACAAGAAAGGTAAATATTATCTTGTACATTTCAAGGAATTATTTACTCTCGATAATAGAGCTTCTGGTCTTGATGAAGAAGATGAATCTAGAAGAAATACTATTGCAAAGTTACTTCATGAATGGGGACTTTGTAAGATTGTTGGGGCTGAATATGTGGGTGAAGATGTTGAGACTGGAAAGAAGATCTATCGTTTTCCACAGAAGATGTCTGTATTCTGTTCTCTGAACAAGATCAAGATTATTCCTTATGCAGATAAAGTTAATTGGGATCTTGTAACAAAATATACAATCGGAAAGAAAATTGTTTAAGGAGGCTTTTGGCCTCCTTTTTTTATTTCTTATATTTACTTGATGTATTGTGGTTTAACATTTCTATTTTTTGCGCTCCACCAAATTGGCATTTTATGATTACGACTGCCAAGATTACCAGTACCATACCATTTCGCTACTTGATATGCACCATAATCACCGAATTTTTTCACATTTGATGCTATCGCATCTGCGAATTTTTTGTCGAAACCATTGCGTTTCCAATCTTTTGTATAAAGTGGAAGCACATTTTTCTTGAAATCATCCTCTGAATACTCCAAATCACTAAGAATCAGTTCTCCAGCTAGTTGGAACCATTCACCTGCAGAACCTGTTTCATCAGAGAGTCCATCAATGGCATTTTCTGAGATTACTTCTTCTACAATAGATCTGATATACTCTTTTAAATTCGAATCATCTTGTGATGATTCGACAATCGTCTTTTTATATATTTCTTTAAAATTTTCTAGGTTCATATTCGTTTTTCTTTTATATTTATTTAGATTTTACTACATATCCAAACTTGCCATCTACTCTATCAGTTTTATATCTTGTGCCAGATTCAATCAATACATTCGTTACAGCATCATCAGGCCATTTTGTATCAAATTCATCAAATACAACCATACCATTTCTGGTTTTTGCTTTTGTGTAGACTTGAATAACTGTTCCGTTCAATAGTAATGATGCGAATCTGCTAAATTGTATATCTTCTGATTCGTTAATTGCTGTTGCAACAGATTTAGCAACACCAGCAAGTACATGATAGAATGGTGGAGGAGTCTTTCCCAAACCAGGTTTAATTGTATCTCTGAGTTTGATGATATTTGGAGTTAATTTTAGGTTCGGATCTTCTTTCAATTTCAATACTAATTCTTTTTCTTTTTTAGTGAATTTGAAATTAGTATCTATGTTAGATATCAGTAGTGCTAGTTCAAGAGGAGATTGTTCTGCATCAATTTCAGTGATAATTCTAGTAATCTCGATCTCTGTTCCAAATTCTTCGAAAGCTTCTTTATCTTTGTAATCTTTATAGATCTTATATAGATTTGTGACACTTGCTTTTGCTGATTGTGATGCGGATCCAAACTTAGAAGAAATGTTGATTTGCGAATCACCAGAAGTTAAGTAAGAATCGTAAAGACCTTGAGTCACACCTTTAGGAAAATTGATTTTGAAATCAGAAATATCTTCAGTTCCAACTAAAGATTTGATTCCATCTGCTGCATTACCAGTATAATCGCCCCTAATTAAAGCAATTGGTTGTAAAATCTCAGCAAAGTAGTTTGTGATTCCAGTTTCAGATAGATCTCCGATTGGGATCGAAATTGGATATGTATTGTTTTTACTATTGATGGCTTGTTTAGTTGCTGTATATAGAGGCGAATCTTTGCCGAATGCTTTCTCAACTTGTTTCAAAAGATCGTTTTGTGATAGATTATCCATCTTTGTTAAGAAGTCAGATGGTTTTAAACCGGATTGTTCTTTTGCGGTCGCTTTCGATTTGTACTCAAAATAACCTGGATTAGAATTATCCCACTTAGCTGTTTTTGGTTTGATGAATTTGATGAATCTTACCGTATTACCCATTTGAGTTTTGAATTCAACAACACCCAATCCTGTTAGATTAGATAGTGGTTTATTCACTGGAGTAGCATCAGAGACGTCCCCAGCATCTTCTGCGGCATCGAAAAATTCGACTTTCTGGAATACTAGTGTATTCCCATCCTTATCGGTGAATGTTTCACCAGGTCTTCTACCTGTTAAACCTTGAGCTTCTACTAGATATTTTGTGAAAGATAACATTAAATTGCCTCTAATTTATAATATGAGAAGTTGAGTGTGACGTCACTAGTTAAGGGTGACACGTCGGAAATTGATGAATCGTAAGTTAATGGTGACAGGGCAGCTGGCCAGACATCTACGAAAGTAACTTTAACTAATGGGTTGGATTTTGTAGATAATATGAATAACTGCATATCTGAATACTTATTCTGTTTTTCTGTTAATGATGGATTTTCTCGAACTTTATTTCTGTATTGTGTAATATCTACAGGTTTTCCGATAGCAAATAACCAATTGTATATTTCAATCCAATTCGCTAGATTCTCTTGTACGATAAAATTCAACACCAATGGATCGTATGTTAATTTGTCACCAGGTAGCTTTAGATCATAAATTGGAGTTGGTTGGATTACTTCGCCAATAGTTACACCAGGAAGGTTTACTGAATAAGACCAGAATTCTATATTAGGGAATTTACTGAAGACGATTTTAAATAGAGCGGGATTAGATTGATCGATTGATGATATATTAGGCATTTTCTGTGATCTCTATAATGAGTTTATTATTTCCTCTCCATAATCTATGAAAAACCATTTTAGGAATATTGATGCTAGTTCCTTTAAGTAATTCTTCGGGTAGAGAATTATCGAATTGTATCTTCCAACCAGTTCCTTCCAACACCTTAATCGTTCTATCTTGTCGATCTCTGTGCCAGATTAATTCAGTAGTTTCAACTGTTTCAGAGAATTCTCTGATAAAGACTCTTTCACTAATATTTTTTTGTTTATATGTCATAATCTCTACCAAAAAAATTTTCCCCCACCTTTTAATCCTAATTGTTTTGCGAATGAAGGAATTCGGCAAGCCCAATATCCTGGTTTAGTTTTATCCTTCTTTTCAGCACATTTATGTCTTGCTGCAAAAGATTTTCTTGCTTCTGGATTATTAATCTTAGCATTTAAACCAGAAGTGTCACCAAATTCGACTTTGATAACATTACCAGCATCACTCTTAGTGTACACGTAGAATTTTTTCTTTCCACCTCTTTTGGGTGAATCTAATTCTACTTCTCGTTCTTCTTCAAGAGGAAGATCTAATGGTACTGTCTCACCTTCATAAATTCCAAATGAGCCGATATCAGAATCAAGAATCCATTCTTCTATCTCAGATAGTGGAATAGAATCTCTTCTCTCTCTTGCTTCAGAGATAAGATCGAAATGTCCCTTAGAACCCCATCTGAAGATACACTCATTAAGAGGAATTGAATTTTCGATATGATAATCTAAGGCATTTTCTGAGATAAAATTCTTGAATGATTGCATATAGAAGTATTTATAATAAATATCTTTCATGAAGAATTGGATCTATGAAGAAAAAGAATTAGAAGATATTCCAGAAGGATATTTTGGATTTGTGTATTGTATCACAAACATCTTGACTGGAAGAAAATATATCGGTAAGAAACAATTCAATTCATATCGAACAAAAAAGATTAAAGATAAGAAGAGAAAGAAGAAGATTGTTCTTGAATCTGATTGGAAAGAATATTGGGGATCTTGTCAGGAATTAGCTGAAGATATCTATAGATATGGTGAGGAGTATTTCAAACGTGAGATTGTTAAGTTGTGTAAGACAAAAGGCGAATTAACTTATTCAGAAATAGAGTTACAAATTAAAAATGATGTCCTAACAGCTGTAGATTCTGAAGGACGTCTATTATATTATAATTCGAATATTATGAATAGATTTTTTAGAGGAAAGAAACAATTATCTAAGAATTAAATATAGACAACGAATTTGATATATATGATTCTCTATTTTGTACCCAACTAGCTATCATAGCTTTCTCCAAAGAATCTAAACCTGGAAATAAACTTAATGGAATAACGCCAGATTCTACATACTGTTTTTCGAAATACTCAAATAGAGTATAATACATTTTACATAAATTTGTTTTATTTCTCCAATCGTATTTTATTCCTGTCCCAGGACATTGTCCTTTACACATTATGAAAAACCTGCATCCTCTACATCCACCATATTCTTGTGGAGTATGATATAATGCTATTTGTCTTTCGAATCCTGGCATATCAGATTTCATGAAATCTATGCCTTCTTTGTTAGTTCTTCCACAATTAGTAGATGTTCCTTGTCCATCTATTGCTCTGACTGCCGATGTTGTATAAGGATCACATGCATGAAATGTGCAAGTTGTATTAGAATCGTCGCCAATTAACATATTCTTCATATCGTTAAATAGATCGAATCTCATTACTCTCAATTCTTTCTCGAATTGTGCCATTTCTAACATAATTTTAACATTTTCTTCTGGTGTCAACCCGAAAGATTCTTCGATTGAATCATACTCTACTTCTAAAACATGCAATCTAACACTAGAAATTCCTTTCTGATCTAGTTCTTTCAACCATGATTTCAATTTATTAAGATTTGATGTATTATATTTTGTTAATGTTATAATTAATGAAGGAATAACTCCTTCAGCGATCATCTTGTCGATTGCATTTAGTGTTAATTGTGTTTTCTTTCTTGTTTGTTCTAGTGTCCCAGACCATCTAGAATCATTTAATTCGTCTGGACCATCTAATGAGATACCAACAGAAACATTATATTTTTTGAATAATCTGATATGTTCATCTGTGATTAATGTTCCGTTAGTTTGAATACCGTTCACACCATATTTCTCATAACCAAATTTCCAAAGTTCTTCGATAGTTTCTATATCCGTTAGAAGAGGTTCGCCACCAAATAGTGAAAATTTTCCACCTTCCTTTCTCAAACCATTCAACATTTTATCTAAATCGTATTCTTTATCTGGATAATTACCAGCTTCTCTCATTGGGTGTTCGTAACAATAAGGACAACTTAGATTACAAGTAACACCAACAGGACTAACTTCGATACTCATTAAATAATTCCTCCCCAGCCAAATACATCTGTTTTAATTGATTTATCCACCCTTTATAATATTCGTGATCTGTCATAGATTCATCAAATATCCATATTTTAGGAGATCTTTGTGTGGCTAATTTAATATCGTTTGCTGATTTAATTATTCCATACATATCACCTTCAAAATTATTATTGACACTATCTAAACATAACTTAGATATATCTGAATAATTTAATGGTTGATTCGTTAGAAACATTAAATTCGAACAATATAGTGTTAGACTATTTGTTTCATTGATATTAGATTTAATCGACGCATATTCAAACTTAGTTACAACTTTGACTTCTATAACATACTTTTGGTTTTCTACCATCCAATCTATCTTTCTCAATAAACTAG